ATCGTTGAAGCAGAATCACATAATTGAAATGCAGTAAACAACGCTGCATAACTACTATCCTTTACATTGATTATCTCATCACACAGAACAAACACCGTGTCGCACTCTTTTGGTAGTGTATTACGCAACTTCTTCAGCAAAGCTATATTAGTGTTGCTTAAAGATATTTCACGCTTTCTAATGCTATCTTTTGCATTATTCGCAGTTTGTAGTCTTCGGTTGACATTCTCCAGTTGATTAAGTAATATAGCCTGCTCAATGCCGAATTGCTTTTTTATCATTTCCGCTTCGGTCTTGTAATCAAATGGAATAGGTTTCGGGTTGTCTTTGGCGCAATGATTTAGACCGATTATTAGCAGTAAACATAATACTGCGAATGTTATAAGTTGGTATTGTGTTTTCATATTGTTTATTTTAGCACCCATCCCCATCAATAACCGCAGTTCTTGTAGGTTTTTCGGTTGTAAATTTGGTTAAAAACTTTGTATTAATCAGCAAGAATGTAGCAGCCAAACCGCCCCAAAATGCTTGCTTTAAACTGATTAATCCTTGACTTTCTGCGAGTGCTAACGATGTCTGAATGAATGGCAACAAAACGTAGATTAAATAGTCTGCAATCTTCTTTAACTGGCGATTGTCGGGGCTTCTGTACTTCTGTTTTAGATTCATATTTTAATTAATTATTTCCCACTCAAATTTACCCTTAATATTCCATTCGACCAAAGGCATTATCAAATCGTTTTTATCTTTGCGCCTAAAATAAACGTGGTCAATCTTGCGACCACCGATTACAATGAAATCAATCTTAACAAAGGTTATAACCTCCTTGCCATTCGTGTAGCGTGTGTTGCGTGTCATACGATGGTCATTTTCCAGTTAGATAATTCGAAATGCGGTTGGTCAGAAAAGTTCTTAAAATTACCACCCCAAGTTAGCTTATTAGATGCCGATTGCAGTAGTTCCCAAAACTCTTTGAAATGCTTTGCAGAATAGTCTAACTCACGTTTACCAACCTTAACAAATGCAATATCAAATGCCCTTGATGGGTAGTAATTGTGCGGTGACTGGCCCGCTCGGGCATTAGTAATCTTTGGTCGTTTATGAAAGTAAACTTCTTGCATTGCATTGTTCCGATAAGTGCAAACAATAATAACGTGAACATCGTTGTGCGCTGCATTAAACTGCGCTTCTGCTTTCTTGTAAGCGTTGGCTAATGTTGGGTGTAAATCCTCTAATAACCTGCTTTCAAAGGGCTTGGTTTCATCTTTGGGTTTCATAGTTTAGCTTATTTTTAAATTCATTATCTCAATATCAAAAGGCACTTGCACACCCTCTACACCATCTTTCTCTGCGTAAGGATAAAGCATATAGCCAATAGGAAAAGAACACTTCGGTGCTACTCTAAAAGCATAGCCATCGTTAGCCTTGCATTCAATGTAGTAACCCCAATGCAACTGGCACTTCACAAGTTCACCTATTGCATATCTGCCTATCCGTTGAATGATGCGCTGCCCTTTAATATACGCATAAAAATACAACACGCAATAGTTTTCCTCTTTGCGAATACCTAAACGTATGCTATTCCAGTGATGCCAACCTCTGCTGAAGCCTATCACTTTCTGAACTCCTTCGCTTTTCGCGAAATGAGAAATAACAAATTCGCAGGTTAATTTTGTCGGTTTGTATAGCAGTTTCATTTCTTAAGCCATTGTTGCATAAATCCTGCACCGCACACCGCACTTGTTAACGAGGCGCAAAAGGATAAAGTAAACGTAAGTAATTCGCTATTTCCAAAGAAAACCCCAGTCATAGCGAATTTTATTGCCCAGAATGACATAAATAAGGCTGATAATGCCCATAGGATAAGTGATGGTTTTGTTTTCATAGTTTAAAAATTTTCGGGATCTAATTCCTCATTTAATAATTGTTCTAATTTCGGGCTTAAATGTACTGATGTTTTTCCATTTGTGATGTCGGTTAATACCCAACCGCCTCTGATGTTGTTTTCGCGGTCATCATTCTCGTAATCGAAATGCAATGTTAATGTTAGTGTTGTTGTCATGTTATTAGTTTTAAATTTTGGCAAATATAAAATAAAAATAATTAGCAAACAATTTTATTTTTAAAAATATTATTAGTAGGTTTGCGGTCTAAATAATTAATACTAACTAAAAACAACAAACAAAATGAACGAAATTAAAGAGAGTGAATATTTAAATGCAATTATGATTGTAAAAAAATACACAGAACAAATTAATCAAAAAACATTTAAGGTTTTACAAAAAACTGCAAGCACAATGACAATAAGAGAACTTAATACACTTGAATATTGCGAATTAAATAAAAATATGAGTGTCCGCCTTTGTCATATTCTTGGATATAACTTTCCTAATAAAAAACTTTGCGATATAACAAAAAGAGAATTTTTATCTATTCGTCATGTTGGTAAAAAACTTTGGAGTGAATTATGCGAAATAAACGGAATTGAAGATTAACTAATTTAACAACTAACAAAATGAAACAACTCATCCAACGCTTACTTTTCGGTTACCGAAACAACCCAGCAGCCTACATTCCTAAAGGTGGCGCAAAATTAACCTATAAAGGTGGCAATGCAGAAGCCATACATTCTGCACTGGTATTAATGCAATATCAAATTCGCAATGCAAAAGATTAAAACTAAACGCAAATTAGGCAGGGCCATCTGTGATAGTTATATTCACGTTCCAAAACCTGCAACCATAACGCAAGAACATTGGGAGGTGTGGTTAAAATACAATAGTGGGCTAACATCAGTTGAATGTGCTATGGTCTTTGGCATCAAAGTACACGAAATCACCAGTATAATCTCTGGCATTGTAGAACGATTAAAGAACAAAAGCAAATTAGCAGAAGACTGGAGCGAAGACTTTGCAACTGTTGAGGCAGCAATGGATTTCAAACAACGTATTGCCAATAACATTTATATGGCCATAAGGAAAGCGAAAAAAAAGAATACAAATCAGTTATTAATAATGTCAGAAGTATGAACATAACCGCAGAACAACCCCGAATCAAACCAAGCAACAACCAACTTAAACAAGAATATAAACAGATGTTAGCATTGGTCGAGCATAATGGATCAAGGCCAGCGAAATGTAATCCGATAACCGAAGCGGCTAAACAATTTGGATACACTCGGCCCGGAATAGCGCGCTTAATGAATGGCAAAGTTGACCGTTGGAAGCCTCAACATTTTATGATTTATGATTTTCTTAAAGCATATTTAACATAAATTAACACTTTAGTTGAAAATATTATTTTGAGGTAATGAATTTAAGTGTACATTTGCATCAACAAATAACAACAACAACTAAAAACACTAACAACATGACAACAGCAACAATTACAAAAACATTAGCTAAAGTAAATGCTCAACCATCAGAATATTCTTTAGGATTCAGAAGATTAACAGTACTTTCTGTAAGAGTTAGACATAATGTAAATTTAGCTTGTGTTTTAAAAGGAGAAAGTAACGACAACTCAATGAAAGAGTTTTTAAACAACCTAACAGAGCAGGAATTTATCAGCTGGTTAAAAGTTGCATAGTTAAAAAAACAAACAAGGGGGCTAAACACCCCCAATTTACTAACCCAATAAAAACAAATTAACATGAACTCGATTAACGTAATCACAAAAGTATCAACCACAACAACGTGGCAAATCGAAAATTCTAAAGAGCGTATTGAATACGAATCAGACAATGAAACGTTTTACGTGTGGAATAAAGACAACGAAATAACCGCTTCTATTGACCGTAAAGATGCGTTCTGGACTATGCAACTATGTGACCTTGCAGTTAGTAACGATAAGCACGAAATTAACTTACAATTTAACGATTACATTCCGCACACCTCATTCTTATCAATGGTATTAACCGATTTCTTACACAAAAACAAATAAACAAACAAAATGACAATCAAAGGCACAGTAAAGCGCATAGGCGCAACGCAAACAGTTAGTGATGGAAAGTTCTCAAAGAGAGAATTAATCCTAACAACCGCAGACCAATACCCACAAATAGTATCAATCGAATTGCAACAAAAAGCCTGCTCAATAGGTGATGACTTGAAAGTAGGGCAAGACATTGAAGCGCACATCAACATTAGAGGTCGCGAGTGGACATCTCCACAAGGTGAGGTAAAGGTGTTTAACACTATTTCGTGTTGGAAAGTGGATGCGAATCCGTTTACGCAGACTGAAGAACCACAAGAAACTTATACAAAGCCAGTGCAAAAGAATGATGTTATAAGCGATCTTCCGTTCTAAAATGGTAAAATAATTTTGTTATTACCATTTTAATTATTACATTTGTGGCATGGAAAATAAAAAAACATGCTTCAAATGTAATACTGAAAAGCCCTTATCAGATTACTATAAGCACAAGCAAATGGGCGATGGACACTTGGGTAAATGTAAAGAGTGTGCTAAAAATGATTCAGACAAAAGAGAACAGTTGCTCAGACAAAATCCCGAATGGATTGAAAAAGAAAAAATTAGATCAAGAGAAAAATACTATCGTTTAAATTATAAAGATTTACACAAACCATCTTATGAAAATAAAAAAGCAGCAATGGCTAAATATAAAGCCAAATATCCTGAAAAACAAAAAGCAAGAAACTCATCACAAAGAATGAAACCAAAAATTAAAGGCAACGAATTGCATCATTGGTCATACAATGAAGAACATTTTAAAGATGTTATTGAATTGTCAATTGCTGACCATAACAAAGCACATAGACATATGGTTTATGATTCTGAACGTAAAATGTATCGTAGGGCAGATAATAACATACTCCTTGATACAAAAGAAGCACACATTGAATTTATTAACTCACTTAATTAATAACTAAAAACAACTAACAAAATGAACACACAAGTAAGCACAGTACAACAAATTAACACTACTGATATTATGAATATTAGTAAAGCATTTTACGAATCGGGAATGTTTACCGACATCAAAAGTATTGCTCAAGCAATGGTCAAAATATCCGCAGGGCAAGAAATCGGAATTCCTCCATTTGCCTCAATGACTGGCATTCACATTATACAAGGAAAGCCGACCATTGGTGCTGGTCTTATTGCATCACGATTAAAAGGTAGCGGTAAGTATGACTATCGTGTTGCTGAGGCATCTGAAAAGGTTTGCTCAATTGATTTCTTTCAAGGTAACACAAAGATTGGTAATAGCACATTCACTATTGAAGATGCAAGGAAAGCACTAACAAAAAACATTGATAAGTTTCCTAAAAATATGCTATTTGCAAGGGCTATAAGCAATGGTGTGAAATGGTATTGCCCCGACATTTTTAGCGGGCCAGTTTATGTACCGGAAGAAATGCAAGTGGTAACTACTGAAGAAGCTACCCACATTGAAGTTGACACAACTATTGATGAAATTATTAATGATATTCAAGTATGTGTTAGTTTAAATGAATTACAAGCTATTTGGAAAGCAGTTCCTAAAGATATTAAACTTGACTTAAGAGTGTTGGCTGCCAAAGATGAAATGAAAACTAAATTAACACCTAAAACCGAAGCATAATGAGAATTTCTATCTATCAAATCGAACAAAGCTATAACCAATTAGCAGAAGAACTTATAGAGAATGGGGGTGAGTTAACCCCCTCTCTTGAGGAAGCACTTGCAATCACTGAAGAACAACTGCAAAACAAATCTGTTGCATATTCGTTTGTAATCAAGCAAATGGATGCTGATGTTGAAATTATTGATGCTGAAATTAAGAGGTTGCAGGCAGCAAAGAAACAACGTGAAAAAGCATCGGACTATTTAAAAGATCGCATTAAACACGCAATGGATTTATTTAGCATTGAAGAAATCAAAACACCTTTGGTAAAGATTAACTTTCGCAAATCTGAATCAGTTGAGGTGAATGATGTGAATGCTTTGCCTGCTGCATTTAAGGTTGTAAAGGTTACTGAACAAGCAGATAAGGCTGCAATTAAGGCAGCCATTAAGGATGGAGTTGAGGTTACTGGTTGCAGGATAGAAACACATCGGAATTTGCAGATTAAGTAATTATTACTTATATTTGCAAACGAAATAACCGCCAAATTGAAAGAAATTATTAATAGCATAGCCCTTATCTTGATGCAGCCTCTTGGCGGTGGCGCATCTCGATAGGGGCTTATTTAATTTATACAAAATGATATCAGTTTTTAAGAGTGCAAAGAGTAACCAATCAGAAGCAAGTATCGAAGTTGATGAGTATTTCGATGGTATAAAAAATGGTCGCTGGCAAGATGAAGTTTTAAACTATCGAGCAGGGCGAACGCAAAAAGAGTTAACTACTTGTGTAACTGCAAGTGGCTCATTCAAGCAAAGGGCAGCAAATAAATTACTTGAGCATAGTGGTTTAATCTGCTTGGATATTGATGCGAAAGACCAGATTGCTGAAGTTGATATTGAACGAATAAAACGCAACGAATACGTTTATGCAGTGCATCGTTCATTGAGTGGTAATGGGTATGCAGTATTTATAAAAATTGATGGGACAAGGCATTTAGATGCATTTCTTTCACTTGAAAATTACTTTATGGTGCAGTTTTCAATCGTGCTGGATAAGTCTTGTAAGGATACAAGCAGATTGCGTTTCGTGTCTTATGACCCAGACATCTACATTAACAAGAAATCAAAACAATTTAAGACTTACCTCAAGAAAAAAGACAAACCAAAGCCAAAGCCAGTAGTCATTAAGACTGATTTTGATGAGATGGTAGTTAAGGCAGCACCAATGAATTTATTCGACAACTATGAAGATTACATTCGATTGGCATTTGCATTAACGCAGGAATTTAGCGAAAGTGGTCGCAACTATTTTCATTCACTATGTCAAGCATCACCAAAGTATTCGCATAGACAAGCAGAACGTGATTACAATATAGCTTTGCAACGTAGTGGAACTGGTGTTAGCATTGCATCTGTTTATTATATTTTTCGCCAAGCAGGAATTAGCACCACATCGGAAAGGACAGAAAAAATAAAGAGCATTGTTAAACTTTCTGATAATCCCCAAGAAGAACTAAAAAAATTAAATATAACTGATGCCGATGAATTTCTTAAACCTCAACTAAAAAAGGAGAATACAGAAATTGATGAAATTATTGAACTTATCAAATTGAACAATGTAAAATTTAACGAAATAACAAGAAATTTTGAATTCAATGGCGAAGAAATGACCGACCGAATTCTTGCAAATTTCTACACTAAAGTTTGGCAAAAAATTGATGATGGTATTTCAAAGGACAAAGTGTTTACGTTGATTCAAAATAAAGACAATAGCATATCGTATAACCCAATTAAAAATTGGTTTGAGAATAATTCACATCTAACAACTAATAATGAATTTGATAAGCTAAAAAAGTGTTTTGAGATAGAGCAATTGATTTATGAGAATGATGGTGTTTATAATTTTGATGACTATTTAGATACCTACCTAAAAAAATGGTTATTAGGTATTATTGGTTCTGCCTATGGCACTTATTCGCTAATGATTTTAGTGATTACTGGTGAACAAGGAATCAAAAAAACTGAATTTTATAGAAACCTATTGCCGAAAGATTTGCGTAAATTCTATGCTGAAAGCAACTTGGATGAGGGCAAAGATTCTGAAATACTAATGACAAAAAAGTTGCTTATTGTAGATGATGAGTTTGGAGGTAAGTCAAAAAAAGATGCCACAAAATTAAAGCGTATGAGCAGCCAGCAAACATTTTCCATTCGTATGCCATATGGCAGAGTTTCAGAAGACTTGATGAGATTGGCAGTATTAGGTGGCACATCAAATGATGCTGAAGTAATTAATGACCCTACTGGTAACCGAAGAATAATCCCAATAAACTTGATTAGCTTTGATTTCGATGCGTATATGAAGATTGATAAGGATAAACTATTTATCGAACTGTATAACGAATGGAAAGAGGATAAAGAGGCTTGGTTTCTCACGAAAAGAGAAATCGAATACCTGAACAAAGCCAACGAAAAAAACATTGAGGTAATGAGTGAGGTGGAATTAATTAATAGACACATCCAAAATGACCCATTAAGCAAAATGACAAACACCGATGTCATCCTTGAATTGCAAAAATTACATCCAACTTTCAAAACTAACACCAAAAGAATGGGGCAGGCTTTGAAAAAATGTGGCTATTTTCAGCAAGTTTTGAGGACTGGTTCAAAGACCATTCGTGCGTATGAGATAAAAATCAAAGGAAGTGTAACAACCTATAATGTTGATAATGAATCAGATACTCTTTAAATGTTACAGATTACACACATTTTATCTTTTTCCTATACTCCCTATAAAATAATATGTGTGTGTGTGCGTGTGTGTGTGTATAGTGTAGTAAGTATAATAATGATAATAATCTGTAATCTGTAACATAGTAACTAATAACCAATAAAATCAAGTGTTCCACATTTGCAACACATAAATAAATCTGTAACAATAAAATTATGTTGAGAGAATACCAAAATAAAGCAATAAATACCATCGAAAGTAGCGCAAACAAAAACATTGCGCTACAAATGCCAACTGGCTCTGGCAAAACTTTTACTTTTTGCGAATATGCAAAGCGTTACTATGCTGAAAATATTAAGCGTGTGCTAATATTGGTGCATCGTAATGAACTACTGCAACAAGCCAAAAATAGTTTGGGTGAAAAGTGCTTCTTGATTGAAGCAGGGGTAAAAGCCATACCAAGTGACTACAACTACTATGTCGGTATGGTGGAAACAGTAGCAAGGCGAATAAATAAATTGCCTAAATTTGGGTTAACAATAATTGATGAGTGTCACATCGGTAACTTTAAAAAGATGCCATTCTTTCAAGACCAAGAATGCAAAGTGCTTGGAGTTACTGCAACACCTATAAACGAATACCCATTAGCCGATTATTATGCTGAACTTATTCAACCAGTATCAATCAGCAATCTTATTGAAGATGGTCACTTGGTTAATTGTGATGCATTTGGTTTTGCATCTGATTTGGTCGGAGCGCAAAAGTTTAAAATAAAAGGCGGTGAATTTGATGAGAAACAAATGGAGGAATTTTATTCCAGCGAAAAAATGGTTCACAATGTGATTGAAAGCTACTGGAAACTATCAGCAGGCAAAAAAACAATGGTTTTTAACGTAAACTTAAACCATAATGCAGCAGTTTATAATGCGTTTAAAAATGAAGGCTTAAATGTGTATAGCATTACTGGTGATACTGAAAAAAAAGAACGTGCTGAAATATTGCAAAAGTTTAAGCAACAAAACGATGCTATAATTTGTAATGTAGGTGTGTTGACTGCTGGATTTGATGAGCCAACAATTGAAACCATAATACTTAACCGAGCAACAAAATCTTTATCATTATACTTGCAAATGATTGGCAGAGGCAGTAGACCAAGCGAAAATAAGAGCAAATTTAATGTTATTGATTTGGGAAAAAACACTGTTCGACACGGATATTATGATGACTATTTCGATTGGGAAACTTATTTCAGAAATGGCACTAAAAAAGAAAAGACAAGTGTTGGAATGTCACCAATTAAGGAGTGTCCAAATTGCAACCATCTTCAGCATACAAGAAAAGTTAAGTGTGAGAATTGTGGTCACGATTTTGAAGAGGAAAGATTAGCGCAAGTAGCAGAAGAAAAAGTGAAAGAATTGGTAAAGTTAACCAAAGAAAGACCTATCAATATTCCGACACAAAGATTATTTGAATTGGCAGATGAGAGGCAATGGAAGCCTTATGCAGTTCTGCACAAAATAGCTGAACATATTATTGCGTATGAGCAAAAATATAACAACATAGTAACACCAGAATATTCTCTTCAATTGGCAGGTACAGAATTAAACAAGTGGTGTACTAAATATAAAGTGAATAATAATAAATGGCATCAAGAACTAATAACTAAACTACTAAATGATAAAAGAATCGGAGGATAAAATACAAAGTGATTGCTACGTTTGGTTTCATAACACCTATCCCACTATGCGTGGGCTGCTATGCTATAACCTCAACAATTCAAAAAACAAAATTGATGGGGCAAGAAACAAGGCTAAAGGTCTAATAGCTGGCAGAAGTGATATGGTGCTTTACTATGATGCAAAAGCGTTTATGATTGAATTTAAGACATCTGATGGTGTACAATCAGCAGGGCAAAAAGATTGGCAATGGTTGATTACAAGCAATGGTTTTCAATATCACATCATTCGTTCACTACCAGAGTTTCAAAGCCTTATTCTTATGTTATTAAAATAATACTTATCTTTGTGCTATGATATCATCAGCAAAACCGACCTATATCACCTTTATCGTTGATAAGTTAAACAATGGAATAGTTGACCCTAAACATATTGTTTCAGAATTTTGCATTAAATTTCAGAAAACAGAAAGAACATTTTGGAATCAATGGAAAATTGCTAAATTAAAGTGGGAAACATTGCACGAGGCGAAAGAAAAACTAAAAGAGGATGCTATACTCCAAAATGATTTAAACCTCTTTAAAAGTGGCTTAAAATCGAAAGAGGAAAGACAACTACAATTGCAAAATAAAATCAATGAACTTGATGAGATATTATTAAAGGGTACTACACCAGATACTATTTTTGATAACAAAGCAATGATTTCAGTTGATGTTATAAGGAATTTGACTGCCATTGAACGTGCTAATCTTATGAAAGTTCAGCGTGAAATTACTGCCGAACTAAACAAGATGGGTGGTGATTATGCACCTGCTAAAAGTGAAGTTAAGGTGGTAGGTGAGCAACCATTGTTTAATTAAAGATGTTTCAAAGGACAACTGCGATAAATAAGTTATTGGCTATGAAAGCCAGAAAGCGTGTCATTCAAGGTGGCACAAGTGCTGGTAAGACCTATGGCATAATCCCAGTAGCAGCCATTGATTATGCTACTAAACACCCAAGACACCTCATCACAGTAGTTGCTGAATCAATACCAGCAGTAAGAAATGGAGCGGTAAAGATATTCCAAGACACTATGTTTGATACGAATCGTTGGATTGAAGAGCATTGGCGCAGTAACCCAATGGAATACAAATTCTCAAATGGTGCAATAGTTCAGTTTACTGCATTCGATTCAGTAGGTAAAGCAAAAGCAGCAGGGAAGAGGGATGTGTTATTCTTGAATGAGGCAAACCACATTGATTACGATATTGCTGATGCGCTAATAACCAGAAGCAACACCATTTGGATAGACTTTAACCCAGACCGCCAATTTTGGGTACACGATGAGATATTAACGGAATCAGATTCAGAATTTCTTTTGCTAACATACAAAGACAATGAGGCTTGCCCTCCCGAAATTCTTTCAGAGTTGAATATTAAGTTAGGCAAAGCATATCATAATCCTTTAGGTGATAAAACAGACCCAAAAAACATCAAAAATGAATACTGGCATAACTGGTGCAGGGTATACATTGATGGTGAAGTTGGCACATTGCAAGGCGCAATCTTTCAGAATTGGGACATCGGTGAATTCGATGATAGTTTACCGCACGTTTATGGTTTGGATTTTGGATTCAGCAATGACCCAGACTCACTAATTAAAATAGCAGTTGATAAGAAGCGAAGAATAATATACTTGCAGGAGTGTATGTATAAAACTGGCAATAGCACCGAGCAATTGAGTGAATCGTTGAGGTTAAGAGTAAATCCCATCAATAGCATCATCGTTGCTGATAGTGCAGACCCAAGAACAATAAACGATTTAAGGCAAAGAAACTTTAATGTAATGCCAGCGCAAAAGGGTAAGGATAGCGTGAGAAATGGCATAAAAAGAATGCAAGACTACCAAATAGTTGTTACATCAGATAGTTTAAACCTCATCAAGGAACTACGGAATTATATTTGGCACGATAAGAAAAGCGAAACACCTATTGATGCTTATAACCATCAAATTGACCCTGCACGTTACGGATTCGATTACCTTGTACCAGTATCCACATTGGCTATTGGAGGTGCTTAAAATGAATTATTTTAACGAAATTTGCGAATATGAAAAGAATTATTAATACATTTGTCCAATATTTATTCAATAAATGAATTTCATTCAAAAGGTAGTTGGGAAAATAGCAAACAAAGCATTAAGCTATGCCAACACTATATCGTTGACCGAGCAGAACAGAGAAACAATCTGGAGAGAGTTTGGTGGCTTGATGCCATTGAATTGGGGCAATAGGGCTGATTTAATGATTAGGGAGGGCTATTCAGAGAATGTTGATGTTTATGCCATAGTTAAGAAGATAGTTGATGTAAGCAAATCTATACCTTGGGTAATTGAAAGGAAAAGAGTTGATGGTACTTGGGAGAAAATTTACAATACATCTCTTCACGAATTGATGGATGAACCAAATAACTACAAAGGCTATACTTGGAATGACATCGAAGAGCAAACCTTACTTTACTTATTGATTACTGGCAATGTTTATCTTGTTGGTAATACACAATTTAATTCAAGACTAATCCAAGAGTTAGACATTCTACCAAGTTCTGCCATTAACATCTATAACCGCAACTTAAACTTTTTTATGCCACAACTTGAATATCAATTCAATTTCGGTGGCACATCAAGAGTTTACACACAGAATGAGTTAAAGCACATTAAGTTCTACAATCCAAACTTACAGACCTTTGACTATGGATTAAGCCCTATTCAAGTTGCTGCATACGTTGTTAAGGTAGGCAATGAAAGATGGATAGCTGATGCAAGTATATTGAGCAACAAAGGTGTTGCAGGATTAATTTCAGATAGTTCACAATTGCCAATGACACCAGATGAGGCAACAAGGGTAGATGCTGAATTGAGAAATAGAGTAGGAGGAGCGCATAACTTTGGTAAGATTATTACCACAAACAAAGACTTAAAATACATTCAAATAGGTATGTCACCGAGTGATATGCAACTACTTGAAAAAGGAATTGTAAACACCAGAGCATTGTGTAATGTGTTCGGTATTGATGCTAAATTATTCAACG